CTTTCCGAGGTCTGGTCTCTTTGGTTGCACAAGAATAGTTCAAAAATTTAAATACGAACTGGGAGTGATGAGTGACTTTTTGGATTACGTGGATGACATTAGTGAAGATAGTAAAATTGATGAGAAACTACAATCATTTGCTTTAAAATTGAGAACATTTTCTTCTGATTCTCATTTGAAGGTAATGATAGATAGACTGGTTATGACACCTGGAATTGACATATTGAAAGGGGGTACTAGTACACAAGTAATTTGTATAGGTACCAACGTAGTTGGTGGTTCTTTTACCAACCATCTCTTATCTATAGAGCTTTTAGATGAAGTAACAGATCCTGAGTTAATTGAATTGAGGGATTGGATATACTCGATGTATCCAGAATTAAAAAGGAGAGTATTTTCAGAGTTAGATTTCTCAAAGTATGACACTTTAATTTCTGCACTTCTAATTCTATCCTGTTTAGCCTACATGGCTATAAAACCTCATAATATCCCGGAGGATCAACATGAACGTTTAATCATGGAGTGGTTAACAGGAGTTTCATTAGTTAATAATGCATATAAATTCACCTATGTACCTTTTCTCAAACAAGTATTTTACCTGGCAGGTCGAGTCCCATCGGGAAGTTTAACTACTTCTGTTCTTGATTCAATTGTCCAAATAATTTTGAGAAAAATGTATATGGAAGATCAATTCCTGGAGTTTGTTCAAAATCCTACCACTACCAAAAGAGAAGCACATATGGCCTGGTTAACACTTCGATTCTTGATAAAATGTCTCATATATGGGGATGATAGAACAGAAGGGGTTCCACATTATTTTTATGACCTTTTTGGATTACATGGTTTTAAAACTTGGGTAGAAGAAAAGTGGGGGTGGAATGTTAAATACATTTTACCACCGGAGGATAATTTAAACTACTTTGAACACTCATATGGTACAGTTGTTTTCGAAAAAAGAGGTGAATTTTTTGTTGAAATAGAAAATAGACCTTCCCCAACTTTCCTTAAAACGAGAGTTGTTGAAGTAATTATTAGAAAGGATGGAGAGGATAAAAACCTAGGAATTTTTCCATATAGGGAAACAGAGGACATGCTGGCAAAAGTAGGAACATCTCTTTCTGCTCTAGATCACCCAGTAAAACGTCTTTGTGCATTAATTTCATTAGGATACTTATCAGTAGGCAATTTAGAAGTATTTACTTTCGTTAAAAAAGTTTATGACATATATTCCGCGTCACTTAATTTAGATCAAGCAACAATAAAACAAATGTTAGGTGATCAACTTAGTGCATTTATGGAAGATGTTAGTTCTTTAAACCACTTACCACATTCAATGAGAAGAGTAATTCTTCATGGTATAGACCCAGAATTTCCAACCTGGTCTGCAATTGCGGCGAAACATAATAAGGGATTCTTTATGGACAAACATGATCCGTTATCTCATGGGCAACACATTTATGGTGTCCCAAAGAGAGCATTGAGGAGAAAATACCCATCTATTGACGACTTAACAGTAGAGTGGGAC